GTCGCCATGTTGATGATGGTGGAAAGTTAGCAGAAAAAATAGGTGGAATCTTCGACCACCTCAGGGTCTAGTGTTCCGACGATGGGAGGTTCTTCAGAAGCGTTAATAGCTTCTCCGAACTTAGACAGCCAGCAGTCTCGTGTGAAGATGTCCGTGTAGGTTTCTCGCACGAGTGCATTGAGTGTTCCCATGTCAGTTGCTCGGCATAGCACCGAGTCATGAATGACTGTGAATGGTCCATTGAATCTTTGAAAGGTTTCGTGGAGGATGGACGCATCAAGTGAATGGATCAAATTCGGTGCGGTGCTGGACTTGTGACGGGTAGGACAAGGATTTCCTTCACCGACAGTCACAGTGACTTTGGTAGCACCAAGCAACTGTAACTCCATCCGCTCTGTCTCTTTGACATTCCTCTTTTGACTGACCACAAACCCAGAGGGTGTAGTCCATTCAACGTGATCAGCTCCATTGCGGATGTACTGACCAACATGTGTCTTGATCCAACGCATGACACGCATAGGACCAGGAACAATAGCATCCATACTCATATAGACAGCTTCCACAACTTGAGAGACCTGTTCCTTCTCAGGTTCAAAGCCTTGCTCAACCAATGCTTCCTTGATGTACCCCCATGAGGAGGACCTGGTTGCATTGTATGGAATCGTCATCACGGTGCGCTTGGTCGTTTTCCTCGTCATCCAAGGATGCATCTCAGGAGGGAGATACTTCTTGGACTCCTCGGCTACAGCCTTGTAAGCGTCTGACGGTTTGTCACCAGGACAAACATTGACCAGACTAGCAGTAGATTGATCTTTAGCAAGACCAGCTAGGATCTGAAGCCCAGAACAAGTCGCATCCACGGCGACCATGAGGGACGTGGATTGGTGATCACATTCGATACAGCAATGGTAGTACTCATGACATGCTGCCATGAATTGCCATGGTTCTTCGACATTCTCCCATTCAGGAAGATTGCCTATGGGGTCGGTAGCGACCTTTGTGATTAAGTCTTCGTTATTTCTGACCCATTGGATTCGTTCACCCATGGGTGCTTTGTCAAGACCAAAGGTAGTAGCGACCTGAAAGGCCAACCACTCTTCTGCCTCTTCATTAACAAATGACTCATCAGCAAACCTAATAAGGCTTTTACCAAAGTCTGTATCCTGAGGTGTCAGGTATGCAGGAATCGGATACGTTCTCCCACGGTAGTCAAACGACCAACAAAGGTAGTACTCCTCATCCTTGAACTTCTCAGCTGCTTCCAACTGAGTTCTTGTTCTTACTGATCTCTTGAAGTTAAGTCGATCAGCATTATATGCCTCTGCCATCTCCCGTTTCCAGGCTTGTCTGGCTTCAGCGTTCTCCGCAATGTCAGGAGGTTTAGGTGGTTTGAAGGCTTCGCACAGTGGAATGAACTTCCCCACCCTGATGCCTTTGTCACGGAAATGACTAGCAACCTCCAACACATGCGTGTTCACACGGTATCGCACCTTCTGAAGCTTGTTTAAAAACTTCAGGTGTGTCTCCCCGTGTAATAGTGTCGGATTACCGCGTCGAGTCAGTTCATGACCTCTCATCAGCTCGTTTGTCAGGTACCCTCCAGCCCTGTCATTGGTCCAATCATTTGGCTCAACAAGCATAGGCCATGGGATGCCTGAGAACATCTCAGCAGTGTTGATGAGCTGGTCTCTGACTTCCATGAACTCAGGTGTAGGTACTAACCGTAGCACAGTCTTGCGACCACGCTTCTCGCTGGACTTTACGAACCAGCCAGTTGTGCTGCATACACGCTCAAGGGACCAAGAACCAACGGCTGTTTTGGCTTTGATGTGCCAACTAGGCCAAACAATATCATGCCTACCGAAAATGACGGAAGCAATGGATTGTTTCTGCTCTGTACCACAAGACTCGTGAAAGTACTTGTCCTGAATGTATTGCATCAAGCCAGGATGGTTTGCTTTGTACCACCTGAATTTGCATTCAGCTTCAAGAGCAGCGCCTATGGACACCACGACATTGGTCAGCATATCAGCGTCTCGGCTCATGCTGAACACCATGTCAAAGGTGATCTTCAAAGCAATGGTAGCAATCGCTAGTGGTTCTAGGTTGTCAATGTGCTCTGAGATAGGCTTGTAATAGGCTCCAGCCCTGCCTTTCTTCATCTTGGACCTACAGTCCTCGATGTCCTTAATTACCGCTGGTAGAGCGGCTGAGATACTTGCTGTTCCATACACACTGGCTGATGAGTAGCTTTTCTCTTGCAGCCGTTTCAGAGACTCGTGTAACTTCTGTTTCCCACAACTCAGAGCTTCCTGCTCCAGGTTGATCTGTCTCTGTATCTCGAAAGGTGTCGCCATAGGCTAGAAAAAGGGAGTATTCTTCCTCGTTAAGGGTTTCAATCTGGCGTTGAGTCAAGGTGTACTCAAACATCGTACATTTTACAGCAAACATCATCGGGAAAGGCTTCACAGTATGACTGCATATCGCAGACATTCATGTGAGGAATGTAATAAACGGGCTCGCCACTGACATCACGTTTGATCTCAAGCTTACCCAATGCAGCGAGAATGATCAGAGCATCACATGTATCCTCTGAAAACACTTCTCCTGTGTCGTAGTCAACGACAAAGCCTTCATAGTGAAGGACATCTGCAAGGTCGTGTGGATTCACTTTGACTTAAAACAATGGAACAGAGATGGTCTCATCAGTAAGAACCATGACTTCATCAGCTTCTTCATCCATCAACTTGAGTAGATGTTTGTGAGCTGCTGAGTTTGAACGATAAGCCTTTTCAAGGATCTTACCATTCTTACCAGTGGAACGGACAATGCAGGCGTATGCCTCGGGAAGATCCCACATGGCAGCTGCGCTAAGTCCATCCTCGATAGTGTAGTCGGTTGCTTCATCAGTAGCATCCCACTCCATGATTTCATCAATACGATTGCCAAAAGGATCTCGTCGAGACATAACAATAACTACTGTCGAGTGTGTACAACTGGAGATGGTGACGATTTATATTCATTTTGGAGTGAATATGCGACAACACCAAGACATGACCACGTAACCAACACACCTACGAAAGGAGTGATGATTGAGTTAGGAATTGGTTTCTTTGGAGCTGGTTGATACTTGCTTCTGTGCATCTGAGAGGCGATCAAAGAGCTTGTGGTGAAGAACTACGTTTTCCTCCACTTCTGGATCATAACGCATCCACCACTGTGTGCGAAGGGCATCTACGATTATGTTAATCTCAACTTCAGAAAGTGATAGTTGTTTGCGTTTCATAGCGCCGATGATGATGGTGGAAAATGTGAGGTGCAGCCGCTCGCGCGCTGACACTGCTCTAGCCGCCTCACACGGCGAGTAACGGATCATGCTCCGAATAAGTGAACATGACAAAGCCCCAGAGGGTTCTTCAGGCCCCCTGAGGCTTAATTCCCTTGATCAAACAATGCGTGAGGGTCCGCAACTAATTAAACCGTGCTGTGGTGATAGACCCTATGAGGATACAATGCCAAAGCCATGGCTGACTTGGACTTGAAGCCCTCAAGCTTCCAACGTTGCAAAGCGTACCACTCACTGTTGGTCACAAGCACCCTGCGGCGTCGCCACACGTACTCAGCACCTGGAAGCCCAGGAACGCAGATGTCAATGGCTCGTTTCATTTGGTGTTGTCCTCTTCTTCAAGCTTAACACGGATCTCTTGCTCACGGCTGGTTTGAAGAGCCGTGGCCACCTTCATTTTGTCTTTAACGACTTCAATCATGGATTGAGCGTTGCTGACATCAATGCAAGCCTGGACCATAGCATCGAAGCATAAATCCTGAGCCCCGCTCCAAGACCAGAACCAGGATTCCTGATCCGAACCTGTGCAATGGAGAAGCGCCTCGTCTGCGTCGTCCCCCTCACAGTGACCCATGCGGTCCATGGCGAGATCCTCCAACTTATCAAACTGAATGATCTTGCGGAGGGCTGCGCGTTGTTTCTGTTTGTACTCAGAGCATTCTTTGTGGTAGCCCTGGATACGCTCCATGAGTTCTTTCCATTTGGCATCATTGCGTGATACCTCGTAGACGCGTTGGTAGCTGATCGTCATGGCAGTGAAAGCCGCTGATGATGGTGGAAACGGTTTAAAAAAGGAGGGAGAATCTCCTTAGAGAGACAACCAACCGAACTGCCACCACACAGTACAGGTTGCCTCTGTAAGGAGATCCATCCCTTACCTTATGATTCGTAGATGGAGAAGCGACGGTCAGCACGCTGCAGACGGTGGATCAGTTTACAGTGTTGCCTACGGTCGGAGTCTTCCCAAGCAGACAGGCTGAGAGGTTTCTCAGTGTTCTGCACTGCATCGAGAAGTCGTTTGATCTCACGATGGTTCAGCTTGAGAACGGTGGTCTCTTTGGTGCCGGGTGTGGTGTCAGTCATTGGGAGACAATCTCGTTAACGGTTCGTTTGGCGTTACCATGAGCCATGAAGGCTACGACACAAGCGCGTTTTGCCTGGGAGCAGAGGCCACACTCAGAACATGAGATTTCACGTGTCTGTGCTGGACAGACCACCACGCGATTCCCAGCTGGTGTGTGGGTAGGAACGGGCTGGTCATTGCGTACGACTGTAACAGCTGGTAACCCCATTGCCAAGGCAGCGTCAGCCCGATCGAGCGATTCCGTCGACACGTTGACAGTGAAACCCTGACGATTAGCACGTGAGAGGATCGAAACGTTGTGGGAGTTGAGCGAATGATGGGTGTAGGTGAATCCCCGTTTGCCAGTGTTCGCAACAACAAGGTGAGCGATTTTAGCATAATCAATCAATCCTGCATTGTGTGGGAGATCGCCAGCCTGGTTGTGTCGCCAGAGCTGTTGCTTTGGTAGATCCTGGATAAAGTCACAGAGACCTTGCCAGTCGGTGCCACGTTCGCCTGCAGATACCTTGCGCCAATGAAGGGCTAGAGGTCCTGATTTAGCATAGCAACCCTTGCCAATGAAAGGGCACGTTGATGGGCACGTAGACTCTTCTGACGTGGTGACTGGAATTGGGCCAGTTTTCGCGTTAGAGCTACGTGGAGTGATGTGAACTCGCATAGCCGTGGTGATAGTGGATCAGCAGGTTGTGTCAAGGATAACTGATAGGATGATGCAGCCAACACCAAAGGTGAGCAGTAGTAGGCTGACTGATGGAATTGTAGTGCAGGCTGCAGCAGCAAAGGCTACGAAGGCAACAAAGCTTAACATGCTGATGCCTCCAGTTCTAGTTTGCGAACATAGAAGGCACGCTCAAGGGCTGTGAGGCCCTCAGGTGACGTGGCAGCATAGCCTGCAGCCCTAGCCTTAGCGATGTTCTCACGGACACGCTGAGAGCCTGCGAATTGATCGTGACGGAGTCGGAGCATGGTGATCAGTACCCCAGCCAGTGTAACAGAGCCTGAGCATTGCGGGCATCAAGTGCCACAGGATCAACGCCGTGAGGATCCGCGTAGGTGTCGGTGAGTGTGAAGCCGTGCTCACTAAGGAGCTGCTGAGTAAGGGACAAGCTAAGGTTGCCGTCCTTGTCAGCTGATGCAAGGACAGAGTCCTCGAAACAGGTGAACATATTGGTGGTGGGTTGAACGGTTGAGAGTGTAGCAGATGACGGGCAGAGCGGATCGATGCCTGTCTGGATCGGTTCGGTTGACCGGTGGCGTTCCGGTTCCTCATCCGATGCAAGCACTGTACAGGATCGCTCAAAGCCGCTGGTGTTGCGTGAGGGATCTTGTCATAAACCGTTACGTATCGAGGGATACATAAAGGCTGGGCCCTGTGTCTGACTGGGCTTGCGCATCAAATTAGCGAGGATCTCCGGAATGTCAAGGGTTCTTAAGAATTTCTTCAGACCCGCACAGATGCTGATGGATTGGGACGGATAAGACCCCAGTGCTGGCGCGGCTTCTCGGCGAAACTCGTAGTGATTATGAGATACGCGATACCGGCATGGGGGGTAACCGGCGCTGGCACCGCGTAATATATGCCTTCAGAAATTTCTGCTAAAATTTAAGACCACATAGCCTCATAAATAGCAGGACAATGCTCATCAATCAAATCCTTAACACTCTCAGCAATCATACGATGCTCTCTCTGCGTCTCAGGAGCCGCTCTAAGGTCGACGTAATGCAGCCAAGACCTCAGAGTACCATTCATGTACAAAGTCGTCTCTGAGCCCAAGGGAAGGACCTCTCGTGCACACTCTTTTGCTACTCCAGATGCCAGGAGACTGTCATAAAGGGCGTAAGCAGACTGGTAATGCTCTTGGATCTGATCATTCCAAGCATATTGTTCAGCCAAAGGAATGTCATCAATACTGTTTTGCCTATTCTTAACATCCTGTCTACGAAGACCAGGAGGTTTTGGTATAGACTGTACTTCTGCATACCGTTGTGAGAACTCTTGAAAGCTAAATGATCTATGTCTAAGGATTTGAGCACTGATTGCTCGGGTTGTTTTAATCTCTACAACCATATTCACCATCTCAAAAGGAGACCAATGCTTATGCTTGATAAGATATTTAAGAAGGCGGGGTGCTGTTTCTTTGCTATGTTGGTTAGCAGGGTTAGATACACGTGCACAATAGGCTACGAGTTCTTCTGCATCAGGTGTAATGGAAATAAGCTTAGCGGTGTGCATACAGGGTCGGTTCTAACGAACCTCATGATGATACATAATATATGTGATGCATCTAGTAGTCTTACTAGAGTAGATGGAAGAAGATGAATAAGACAAGATGGTTCGGACTTCGTCCTCACCTCATCTTGGTCAAGGGTTGAAAAAGAAGGAGAAAATTGTGTCATTCTCTCCTTCCTTTGACCGCTTTTTCCACACAGGAGGGCACCACTCCCCCTGTAGTAGTGTCGGATTAGAGGTGTTAATTAAGAGAAACCCAGGTAGGGACTGAGTTTTTAGCTTTTCCTCTAGCTTCTTGTCTTTGACCTAAAGACATGCCTAAAACCATGTGATTAGCAGCTGATTGTGGGTCATCTATCCAAGCCTGTTGGAGGTCATTCCACTCTTCATTTTTACGTCTAATGATCTCTTGATTAGCTGAGATGCTCATGGCATCTGTAAAGTATTTTACACCTTGAGCTAGGGCATCTAATCTGTCATCATGTTTAACGGCACCTTTTTCTTTACACATTCTACTCATCTGATAGAAGAGCATGTAAAGGAGTCGTGACTCAGGGGGAGCATCAGGGTTAGATCTGTAATCCCATTCAATAATCTTAGGGTCAACCACAAGCCTATGTTGATTCATGATTGGTTCTAAGGCATCAATGATTCTGTCTTCTTTACGGACAGTTGCTCGTACTTCTTCTACGTCAATGCCTTGTTTGGTTTGGATGAGATGTTTCTTAAACAATTCTGCTACGATACCATCACCAAAGTTTGTCTCTACAATAAGCTTAGTAGCTTTGTATTTCTTACAGCCTCTAAGAATATCTAGAAGTGTGTTGTCACTGTATCCGTCTCTGTAAGCCCGTACTGCATGGACATAAAGAAAACCGTTAAGTTGTGAGATGTACACTGCTGCTGTCTCGTCTGTGCCCCTACCAGAGGGGTCAACGGAGCAGATGGTCTCTTGGTACTCAGCCCAGTCTCCTTGCGTCTGCATGGGGCTGTAGAAGTAGTCTCCAGGCAATCCTACAGCAGGCAGGTCTTTAATAACGTTACGTGGATCAGAACACCAGATAATGTTTTCTGGTCCTTGTGTAGGGTTGATGGGATAGACAATCAGATCAGCAAACTTAAGGGGAAACTTCTCTGCGTCAGACAAGCTAGTGTCTAGCATAAACTGTAGCATGAAATTGCTACGACCCATTGCTGCTTCACGTTCTAGCAGGTCGTTTTCGTTAAACCGGCTGTCAGTTGGTTTCCATACAAGATTATCTGTTGTTTGGTCTAGGTCATTAACCAGCTGAGGGGCTAGCAACCCTTCATACATTTCTGTCTTTCGTGGGTACCTAGCGGGCCACACAAACGGTTTGTAGTTACGTTCTCTTAGTTTGTTGTAGATTGTGAAGGTTGTCTGGGGTGTCCCAAGGAACATGATCCTGCTTTCCTTTTTAGGAGTCAGGATAGATTCACATTCAGTAACCAGTTGCAGAAGCTTCTCTCTTTGGAGTTCTGTCATACTGTTGTTTGGGACCTCTACGTCGTCTAGGACCATCAGGTCGGCGCGAGAACCGGTCAACTGACCTGTGATGCCCACAGACTTCACAGAGGGGGCTTGGTGGGGCTTAGCGGGGCCAACGTCAAAGCTAACACGAGACCACCGTTGGTCATCATTCTTTGGTTTTAAATGTGACAACCACTCTACCTCTAGGATAAGACGTTGACAAAAGATGGAGAAAGAATCAGCCCTGTCTTTAGAGGCTGATACTACCATGATCTTTTTGTCAGAGTCATTGTATAGAGTCCATAGCACAAAAGCTGCTGTAATCCAGCTCTTACCCACACCACGGAACGCTTGGATCTGCAAACGTTTCGGTCCGTGTTGAAGGTACTCAGCGATGCACAGCTGTGCTCTAGTTGGTGTAGGTAGGTTAAGGTGTGTCCAGACAGCGGTCAAGAAATATCTAAAATCATTCTTGAGCTGTGTCTCGATCTTTGTTTCCGGCTGTTGGGTCATAATAAGTATGGAGTTCGTCTAACCCTTCCACTTCAGACGGTTTAGACTCAGTAGTAAACAAAGACGGTTCAAGAGCATCCATCTGTTCGTGATACTCTTGAACTGCCTTATCTACGGTTTCACGAACGACAAGGTTGATGTAAATAGGTTCTATGTACAACAACACCCACACAACAATCCAACGATACTTTTTTGGAGCAGCATACGCTATTTTACGAAACTGCTCTAGAAGGAGCTGTGAGGGCTTTAAAAAGTCATTCATGATAGGATGTACCTAAGGGCGTGTTAAAGCGTCTTGTAGGGGCTTGTAAGGGCCTTACACAACGATGTATTAATAGTTGCGGTTACCCTGCCAGCCTGCTTGGTTAGCACGTGACTGTTTCTTTTTCTTTTTGCCCATGCCTTTAAGTTCTTTGACTTGCTTAGACAGACGATCTTTGCGCTCAGAACCTTGAGGAGCACGGTATGGGTTTTTAGGAGCCTTCTTACGAGCATCAGCTGCAATCTGCCTACCCAGCTTTTCAGCTTCCTTAGTTTTACCTGCTTTACGAAGCTTGTCGTATTCTCTGTTACGAGCGTCAGCAGCGTAAGCACGTTGTTTTACGGTTTGAGGCTTAGAAGTTACGTTTTTACGTGTAGGTGCAGCTTTAGAAGCAGGAATGTTCGACATCTTGCCACCCTTCCGAGCTTTGTTAGCTTTGTCTTGTGCAGCTTTAAGCTGTGCAGCAGTCATCCCAGACTTAGTAGATTGAGATGATTTAGCTTTGGGTTTAGCCTTAACTTTAGGCTTAGCAGGACCTTGAACACCAAGACGTGACATCCGAGATTGTCCAGGCTTACCAATGGTTTGTGCCATTTTTGATGCTATCTCAAGGCCAACACCACTTGCAAGACCAGCTCCTGCGGAACCTCCAACCCTAGTGGGACTTCCTCCAGCAGTCCTTACACCAGTACCGCGAGAACCTGCAGAAGCTCCTGCTTTTTTGCTAGCAGCTGCAGAACGGCGGTTACCAGGCTGGTTACGTGTAGTTCCTGGTTGTTTGGTACCTTTGGGCGGCTTACTACCACCAGATTGACCAGCGGGAGGCAGGGCTTTTTGTCCTGTAACGTTTTGCCTTGCAGGTTTGGATTGTGCAGCCTTGACCTGCTTGTTGTATGTAGATTTAGCCACATAACGGCCGTTTTTACCCATCACCATTCCTCGTTTAGTAGGGTGAGGAGTGCCCGGTTTAATTTTAGCCATCAGTTGATGTGGTTAATAATTCGTTGTTCTCTGTCGGGATGCAGACCGTATTTAGCACGCATCCAATTTAGCCAGTTGCTACTACCTTTGTCCTGATTACAATGGGTACAGGCTGGTACCAAGTTGCTCGTAAGATCTTCTCCACCCAGAGACTTAGGGTGAACGTGGTCAAGAGTAAGTTCATGTAAATCATAAGTTTCTCCACAATAAACGCATTGACATTTGAAGTGCTCTTTAATTGCACGCCTCCACAGGCGCTTGGCTTCTGGGGATGTCATCGTTATTAGGTTGTATAGGTAATGATCAGGAGTAGGTAGCAGAGGAGTCATTAGGCAGCGTACTTGCGATTTTTACCTTTTTTACGCTTAGCTTTCTCCGTGGGGCCGTACGGTACAGGCATATACTCGCCTTTAAACTTTTTGACGGGAGTAGCATCTCCTCGGGGAGTTTTCTTTTTATTAGGCATTTTTAATCCTTAGTTTGCTTCGGTTTCTTGCACGGTTTTTTTGCGCGTCTTCGCGGACGAACGTGCCTTTCGTGGTTTGGGAGAAGTCTTTGCCTCCTTTACCGTAGACTCCTGCGTCTCTTCTGGCTTTGTTGTGTTTGGCTCGGTAGTCTTTTCGGTCTTCGCGTTTGTTAATTTTCCGATTCTCTGCGTTTTTATGACGCCGAGCGGCTGCATTGTCGCGGTAATTCTTCGCACTTTTAGACAGTTTGTTGTATGGTAGTTTTTTAGGAGCCATTAGCGATTAACTGCTTTCTGTACTGCATCAAAATCAATGGTAGGCATAAGGTCTGCAAGATTGCTCAGTGCAGAATCACTTACAGCAATGCCAGTGATGTCGTTTTTACTAAGCCAATCCGCTGCTGCTTTCAAATCAGCAGTAGTTGCCTCACCTTTTTTAATGCGCTCTAAAAACTCTTTAGTAATAAGCTGGTGAAGTTCGTTAAATTGGTCTTCACTTGCGCGTGTGTTAGCCATTTCGCATAATGATTCGATCTAGCTTTTCTTCCATGCGGTTCATATGGTCTTCCATTTTGTCAAGAACTGCAGTAAGGTCAGTTTTTTGAACATATGAAGACGCCACACGAAGTTCAAAGCCATCTATACGTCGGTCCATCTCCGATACACGGCTATGGACATTATTAATTCGAGTGTGTATTCTGTTTGTAAGAGCTGCAACGCCTGCAACAGCAGCCACTGCAGCAGATACAATAGCTTCAGTCATGTTGGTCCATGAGACGGATCAATTTCTGTGCATAGATTGGATCCGTAGCATACCCTTCTGCTTTTAGCAGATACGCACAATCCTCTCTTGTGGTAGCTCTATTAACACCCTTGTAGGTTTTATAGTCTTTATACCACTGGTCTACAAGGTGTTTAACACAGTCATAAGGTGTATCGAAATCTTTAAAAGAAGCTTGAATAGTCACAGGACCACTTCCATAGTCTTCCCAAGTAGTTTTAATTGTACCGGGAGTACCTTTGATTCCAAAATAATTGTTCTTACCGCTTGTAGCGGTTCCATATGCAGATTCAAGTGCCCATTGGGCAGCCACTACTTCAGGAAATTTAGCTCCAGCTGCAGCGGCTGCTACTAAAATACCTGCCCAGGTGTTATCATCCACCTCAGCAGGTTCTTCAGTAACAGGTGTACGCCACAGCTGTACCCATTCTTGAAACTCAGAGAGACCAACATCTCCTAAGAGTTCTTCAAGGGCCTTTAAAGCTTTGTCTTGATGCGGCAACCCTTTGTAATACTTGACTACATCGGTTAGCCGAATAGTCATTACCAGTTATACTCGCTAATGTAAAGAGTACCACTGTTGCTTGACACAAGCTTGGCATGGATTGTAGATCCTTCCGGTACAGTGATGTACTCACGTTCATCAGTTTTAAGGTAGTGCTCACCAGTTCCGTTATTTAACTTAAAATAAGCGTCGTGACCGTCAGAGTGTAGACTAATCCTACGGCAGTGACTAGACAATGCTTGGCTTGTGTAAGTTGAGTGTAACTGAACAGTGTATGCAGCCCCTGGAGTGTTGTAGTATCCAGGATGAGTTAAAACGTTATCAATAGTCATGAGTTAGGGAAGAGGCCGTTCTCAATAAATTTAACGGCTTCATCATCAATCGTATTGTCGGTAGCCTCAGCGAGTTTTTTGAGAAGATCGACAATAAGACGCTTGACTTGGGTAGAACCAAGGAAGGTGAAAAGAATGGGGCGAATAAGAGCAATCATGATAATTCTCAGGTAGTAGGTTCAGTAGGCCAGGTGACGTTGTGTGGGAAGCCAGCTTGTGAGGGAACGTCCCGAAGGGCTTGACGGTAGTCAGACCAGACTGTTGGGAGTTGTACTCCAAGTCCGTCTACAGCTGCCCTTTCTACTTCGTAAATCACACGCCAATCAGTAGCAGTCAGGCGATCGTTGCGCTCAGCACGGATGTCTTGAGCTTTGGCTTCTGTACGAGCAGTAATCTCTTCAGCAGAAGCATCGACTTGTGTCCACTGCTCTGTCCAACCGTTACCAGATTGAACAGCAGTACGCTCTAGATTTTTAGTGTAATCATCAGCAGGCTGATCTGCCGGTGTAACAGGGTAAACACCGTATTCTGCTGCTGTTCCGTCAGAAATATCCCTAGGAAAACTGACGTTGTTTTGATCACGCCTAAGGTCAGTGAGCGTGTATGGGTAACGCTCTAGTTGACCTTCAGAATTAGTTTTAACATAAAACATTAAGATACCTCTGATTTAGGAATTTGTTCCGCGATGACATCACGGATGATAATAGTTTTAAGCTGCTCAGTTTTATGCTGCTCAAGCATTTCTTTTAAATTGTTAGCAAAATCAACCATTGCGGGATTGTCCGCGTGCTCAGCGTCAATTTTGGCGATAGCGCGGGTGTAGTTATCGATATTGATTTGATACCCTTCAATTTCATCGTTGCGGGCGGTCAAAGCAGATTGAAGCGTTTCGAGTTTGTTCATGAGTTAGGTGGGTTTAAAAGCGATGTCATAGCTGTTTGTTGCTGGAAGTGAAGCGGGGTTGGCATACTTAGTCCCAAACCCTGAAGCTGACCATGAGTATGCAGTGATCCAAGGGCTGCTGGTGTGACCAAGAAGCAAATCATTTCCATCAGGGCTCCAAGATACACCGCGAACGGTGTTTGGTAGAGCTGTAGAAGGGTTTGAGTATTTAGTACCAAATCCTGAAGCTGACCATGGATAAACAGTGATGTAAGGGCTGCTGCTGTGACCTACGGCGAGATTATTGCCGTCAGGACTAAAGGCTACCCTGCGACCAGTTCCGGTTGGGAGTGTAGAAGGGTTGGAATACTTAGTGCCAAAACCTGAAGCTGACCATGGCCAAGCATGTACGTATGGAGTAAGCTGGCTTGCCGCAGCAATATAATTGCCATCAGGACTAAAAGCCACGCTATGGCCGTCACTGCCGGTGCCCAGGTTTTTAGCAGCTACTTTCGTGCCAAAGCCTGAAGACCAATTCCAAACATTTACGTGTAAACCGGTGCCAGAATCATTAGCCGTTGCGATATAGCTGCCGTCAGGAGACCATACAACATCGCGCCCATCACCGTTGGGCTTTGATCCAGGGTCTGAATACTTAGTCCCAAAACCTGAGGCAGACCACGGATAAACGGAAATATAGTTTGCTGTCGAATAGCCTACAGCAATGTCATTACCATCGGGAGAAAAAGCAACAGAAAGTCCAACTCCGTTAGGTAAGGTGCTTGGGTTTGAATACCTAGTTCCAAAACCTGACGAAGACCACGGCCAAACAGAGACTCTGCCTCCATCGTTGTGAGCTGCAGCTAAATAACTACCATCAGGGCTAAAATCAACACCAGCTGCTTCGTTTTCTGGTAAAGATGCGGGATTAGAGTATTTAGTCCCGAAGCCTGTTCCTGACTCGTACGGGTAAACAGTAATGTAGGGGCTATTGTTGCTAACCATGGCAATATCTGTGGCACCGCCACCACCAGCATTGCCCGCTGCAGCAAGTGCAAGATTCTTACCAAGCATCAGACATAGCTCCCAACATATGCACCATAGAGCGTGGTGCTAATTTTCCAAAAAACCAGCACATCCTTTGCAGTCAGAGTCGGTGCTGTATTGCCATCACTTGTTGTCCAGGTGATTGTTGGCCAAGTCACAGTATTGCTTGCACCACCCTCAAGGTGAAGAACAATGGTTTGACCCGCTTCAAGTGAATCCGTGAACGTTGGATCACCTGTTAGGACAGACACCTGGATAGAACCATTTGCAGGATCAAGAGCAATCGAACCGGTGGTTCCCAGCGTGTAAACAGTTTCTTTCAGCTCTCCGAAGGTTTGCTCAGCAGTAAAGGTATTTGCGACATCATTTTTAGTGGTGTCGGCGTCATAACCTTGAACGGTTACACCAATTTCTGCAGTAAGAGCAGCGTTGTCAAGAATATCACTAATAGTAACATCGGTATCGGTTCCTGAGTTATCCCAGGTAATTGTATCAGCTTTAATTTTTCCGTAAGCCATGATTAGTTAAGAACGACGAGTTTAGAGTTTGCAGTGATTGTAAGTGTGACGCCTGAAGCAACAGCCATAGGACCAACACAAGCTGCGTTAATGTTTGCACCAATAGTTTTATCAGCAGTAAGTGTTTGATCAGTTTCAATGAAAGCTGCATCAACGTTACCAAGGCTGGTATCGACATAGGTTTTGGTGGCTGCATCACTACCACTGGTAGGAGCACCAAGGTTAACAATTTTATTGTTTAATGCATCAAGCTCACCACCAAGCTGTGGCGTGGTATCATCACTAACGTTTTGCAGGCCAGAACCTTGCAACGAAGAGACACCGACAAAACTTAGATTACCACTACCGTCAGTTTTCAAGATTTGGTCGGTAGCACCATCAGACGATGGATATGTCAGTCCATTAAGCTTAACTGTACCTGTAATATCTTTACCGTTAACGTCAAGGTCACCGCCAAGCTGAGGAGTCAGATCGTTAACAAGCTCAGGTCGATATGCGTCAAGACTGATGTTTACTTGACCAGTCCGTTGGTCAACAGAGAATGTATCACCAACTTTAAATTTACCGTTATGATCTGTACTTGATTGCCAGACCTTACCATCATTTAAGTTCTTAACTTGGTTGGCTTCAATAGGTACACCACCGTTTGCTGGGTCAGCAGTGTAGTCAGTACCAGAACCTACATATTCAAAAGTGTGACCACCGGTTGAAATGTAAGAGCGGTAGAAGAAACTAACAGCATCGCTGCTATTAATGGCTGCTGCTAGTCCAAGATTAGTGGCAAGAGCGTTTGGATCGGGGTTTTCAATGTAAACATCCCACCCAGAACCGTTAGCCGTGGCTGATTTAACGGGGTAAGTGTTAGAACCAATCGTCACAAGCATGTTATCTTGTGGACGAGTAGCAGAACCATGCCAAGATGCGTCAGCAGTCGGAGCACCAATAGTGAAGAACAAGTCTCCAATAGACGCTGATGCTGTTGCGGTCGCAGTAAAGATTGCAGTAGTAGACTTACCATCAGCAATTAGACCATACCGACCGTAGTCAGTGGTACAGTTGCTAAGGTTAAGCTGACCACCGTTAAGCGATTTAGCGTGATAGTGACAGAAAGTGCCAAAGAAGGAAACAAGCTGTGCATAACCGTTGTTACAGCACAAGATGCCAGGACCGTCCAGGGCAATCTGAGTAAACGAGTCCACCACCATTGAACGAAGCGGGGAGTTACTTGCAACAGCAGAGCCATCAACAAGCATACCACCACCAGTAGGACCAGAAGTAAGGTCACCACCAAAGCCTCCTTGGTTAACATTGTTGGGATCAAAGAACCCACCAAGGCTATTGTCAGCGTTATACTCAGCTTCTGTGTGGTTATAAATACCACTGTCTGCAAAGTTAGTGCAGTTTTGGAGGTAAGGGGACTTATAAATGACTGCGTTTGGATAGAACTCAGCCACAAACGCCTGGTTAGTGGGCAAGCCATACGTAGGGTCGGTGTCAATAGCGTGACCACCACGTGTACCGCTTGCTTTTAAGCCACCAAAAGAGAAGTTAGCAATCTGTGTACCGCTGTTAACACGGAAAAGAGTGTTCTCTTCAGTAGCAGGAGTGGGGTGAATAAAGCAGCTACGCAAAGATTGACCAATAATGGAAAGATTGTTGACAGTAACGTCAATAGGAGCAGTCTCTCGGTAAACACCGGGGGCTACAAGGACAATGTCTCCATTATCTGCTGAAGCTACAGCAGCTTTAATGGTCTTCATTGAGTCAATGATCCGGTGACCATCGTTAGTGTCATCACCATTTGCCTGGTCAACCCAGATAACAGTAGGCTGTGTGACAAATGTACCACCTGAAGAGATGTTTAGCCAGTTACTACCACTCCAGACAGAGAGGGTTTGGTCATTAGCATGATCATACCAGAACTTACCTACAGGCCAATCAGTACCAGAAGGTGTGCCGCTTTGGTAAACTGTATCATACCTCTTGTCGTTAGCTGCAGTAGTACCGATTTCATCGTCAGAACCAGCAGCATTAGGAGTTGCGTTTTGTTCTGTAAGAGTACGAATATCGTCTGCCTTAATCTTGGCAAGATCAACCGTATCGTCAGGGATGGACAAAGCAACTTCACCATCTGCTGCCCGATCGATCTGGATAGGGGTAGTAGAACTAATCTGAACTACGCCCTGCTGAGATGCAGTACTCTTATCAGCAGCAATAACTGCATCACCGGCAGTATAAGTCACGCCAATAGCATGCCCTTCGTTAATACTGACAGCACCTTTGTTGGTTTTAGAGCTATCCTCAACAGAAATGGTGACTTGCTTGTTAGAATTAGTACCGCCAGTAGCGTCACTAAGGTCGATAGCTTCACCTTCTAGCAGGTCATCCGTGATAACCTTACCAAGCTGTGCACGGTTAACCGCATCAGTGTCTTCAGTAGCATTACCTACGTTGACAACTCGGGAACCTTTTGCATCAAAAGCATTATCTAAGGTTTCAGAAGGGTTGAGGCTTTCCTCAGCAATACTAACACCTTCTTGAGCAATGAACAATACACGCTCAAAAGCGCTGTTAAGGTCAGCAGCACGCACAGTACTACCAGAAACAAAGGTTTCCAGCAACGTGTCGTCTGTGGTACGCTCAACAATAATAAAAGCCCCTGTAGTAGGGGCTGCATTGAATGTGATGGTGGCGTTGTTAGAGGCTACAGTGTAGTTAGTCAAAGAAGTACCTTGACTAATCTCACCTGAAATTACCTGTGGGTGGGTAGGGTCAGCAGTAGAAGTCGTATTTTGTTGTAGCTGCAGGACACCATCAAGATAAACGTCGATGTCTGCAGCAGCGATGACCTCAAAAGGTACCGCATATTGAGTTGTCGAACCCGATTGGGTATAGGTAGTTTTAGTTACTGCCATTTAAATGAAATTTACGGAGTTCTTCTATTCGGTGCTGCATTGAAGGTGATCCAACGCCTGCTTTACTGATATTTTCTGCCATTTCAATGCGGTCAATCTTATCTCGTAGCTGTGGGTTGTTTAAATAGACCTTAGCAATAGCTTCCTCTTTAGCCTTTTGAAAGGTTTTTTGAACATCTGTATAAAACGCTTGCTTATACAGGTCAAACCCTTCGTCAATTGTTAATTTGTTGGCTTTGTATGCATCAAAATCTCTACGCCACGCATCGTCAACCTTCATAATTTTGTGAAGATCAGCGCGAAGACTACCCATAGACATGTATTTCTGCATTTCAGAACGCATCTGAGAGTCAAGCTCTACCCCTTTGTACTGGGTAAGCATTTCAGGCATGTTAAAGCGGATGTCCACAAGGTTTTGCCTAATTTCATCATCCTCAACGTTAACAACAGCGATGGGGCTCAAGGAATTGAACAACCTAAGCAAAGGATTTTCAGCACCATACTTGAGAGGTACACCACTACGGTCCTCATTAAGCACATCGTACTTAGGAGGAATTATAGATTTAAACAGTGCGTCACGCTGTACAGCCATTTCTCTCATAGAAACAGCTTCTTTACGGTTAGCATCCATAACATCGCCTAACTGACCTAGCAACCCAGCAAAAGGAAGGTGAGAACGAATATAACGTGAACCGAAACGTGTGAGTAGATTTTCAGAAGTTTCCTCATTCATCACCCGTGCAAGATCTTCAACACCTGATAGCATTGATTTATCTACAAGAACAGCAGCTGTCATGAAAACGAGCTTCTTCATCAAGTTTTCGGTGATTTTTTCACCTAACACATTAGAGGTTTGTACAAGATTAGCTGCTGCACTAAATAAGGTGTTGAATGGTTCCAGATCTTTATAAGAAATGTAAGTCTTACTTTTACCTACTCCAACTACAAAAGAAAACGGCTGGATACCAGCAGCTTGCCATGCGTCTTTTTCGTCTTTATTGTAAGGATAGTCACCAGTCATTTTGCCCGTTAGCGCTGCTAGAGTTGCCATACCCATAATGGCAGAGCCCATAACAACACGTCCTTCCATCAAAGCTTGCGCTTGAGGAAGGTCTTCAGGACGAATACCATATTTGTTAATCTCCGTTCCACTCATAATGTCTTTATACTTATCCCTGAATATCACCAAAGGAGTGTGTTGAAAAGTCAGGTCAAGAGCATTAAAGCCAGTACGGACAAACGGGAAGAAAGCTTTCATACCAGGAATGCTTGAGAAACGTTCAAACGCACTAAAGTTTTCTTCCAACGCACGAGTCATTGCTGCCTCATCACCAGCCATTTTAGCGGCTTTATCAGATACAACATACTTACCGTCTGCGTTTTGTTTGAAAATTTCGTTACGAAAGTTTTCTTCATATTCACGTGCAAACGTAGTAATGTCTTCTAAAGACTTACCTTCATCAATAGCTTTACGAGCAGCACGCATCCTCATCTCATAACGACCGATGATAGTCCGAGCAAGAGCGTCACCAGCTCCCATTGCGTTTTGACTATATTTAACCCAAGGGTTTGTGTTAAATTTAACAACAACATCTAAAGCTCCATAAGCATTTTTTTCAACAGCACTACCGTACTTGTCATAAAAAGGCTTCAAGCTTTGCCATTCTGCTAAATCATTTTCTAGGTCAAACTTACCTTCATAAGTCAGTGATTTACGGTTAAGACCAAGATCCCAGTTGTATTTAAACATCATGATGCCTTCAGCCCACGCTTGACCCAAGGCGTCAAGAGTAGCCGCAGCAACAGCCATCTCCTTTTTATTGCCACGAAAACCAGCACCAAGGTAAGCTTGCAAAGGACGCAAGATGCCAATCAGGTTAGTACCACCAATGGCTTTAATCGGGGTCTTAAGGCTACTAAGAACAGAGTTATAGAAAGTAGATTGAATTTCTTTACGAAGACGTCCTTTAATGTTGATACCATTCATTCGACCGCCATAAAGCCTAGACTTAAGGTAGTCGTGAACGTGCTCAAGAGTACGGACATTACCGCCAGACAGAGCATGAATCTCCATCAAGTCTTTAAGTCCTTGGTAGTCACCTTTTTTGTTAAGGGCATGGTATGCATTAAAAAGCTCATCCATCTCGTCATCAATCTTTTTGAGCTGAGCTTCTGTAGCTTTTCTAATAGGTTCAGGCATCAAGCTTACTTGCTGATACTTACCATCCAAGCCCCACATGTAGCCCATTTTTTTATGCTCAACCAAAGCGACCTTCATAGCGTCAAACACCATCTCAACCTGACGGTTAATAGGAAGGCCATCGGCAATAAACATAGTACCTGTAGCAATGCCTTGGGCTTGTTTAGCTAGGCTATTGATGACCAGCTGAAGAGCAGCTTTTGACGCAGGAGATCCAGTAACAATTTTGTTACCGTCATTATAGTAAACACGGGCGTTCTTATTTTCTTTTACAAAATAATCAGCAAACCGCTTGGCAATGTCTCCACCGCCTTCCATCATAGAAGTCAGCTCACTAGCTTGGCGAATAATCAGCTGCTTAACTTCTTTATGGCTTAGCGTATTTTCAAGGGACTCAAACGCTTCTTTAGCTAAATCGTCTGCTACCTCAGTAATATACTCTTTAAGGTTTTTATCACCACGAGACATCTTATTAAGAGAACTCTCAGTCATGATAGGAGTCCAGCTACGGCCTTCACCACCTTGCTTCATATCCTGGATACCTTCCCGTAGGACAGTCAGTGTAGGATTAGGCTCGGAACGATAGGTAGCGTACTCTGAGACATCGAACTTACCAGGATTGACAAACGGATCAACTTGTCGTCCTAGATTTTCTGCTGCTTGATTAGTACTTAGATTAACATCAAAATCAAACACATCACCTTGCTCTGCACCACGTTGATCAGCAAGAGCTTCGATATTAGGGTCAGCAGATTCCTTATACTGTGCGTAATCTTTTTCGTCTAGATAAGTACGGAGGTACTCATCCCGAGGATCTGCAGTACTGATACCACGACCTTGAGCAAAGCGATCAGCAGCCATTTCATCTGCGTGAGCGTTGTCTAGCTCAATGCTTTTGTCAAAGTCGTCTTGCATGACTTTGTTGCCAATTTCGTTGGCTTCGTCAACAGACTTGCCTGCAGCTTTTGCTCTGTTGGCAGCCCAGGCACCTTTTGCAAAAGCAGCAATGCGATGACCAACCAAGTTAAATCCAGCACCAGAAGCCACTGTTTTAATACGTGCAAGCCAGGGGTTGTCTTCAGGATCAATGGCAAGAGCTTGGGTTATCCAAGGAGCCATCCAAGGGGTATGCTCTTCTGCCAGGTTAGCTAGGTTAGCAGCTTCGGAGCTACTGGACACAAGGTCAGCAATAGCACCTTCACCAGCAATCTTACCGTATTTACCAACAAACTTAAGTATGCGAGTACCCTTGGCACCAACACCTGCTGCCTGTGCTGCAGCAAGTCCTTTGGCACCAATACGGGCACCACCAAAGGCAGCACCCCCAATACCACCAGTAGCAGCCGTCAGAAAGCCAAATTCGACCATTCCACGGGCAAACTTACCGAGTCCGGTCTTGTTCTCAGGAACCCAAGTATCAGGAATATCAAGCCAACCTGCATCACCTGCTTGGTAGTCATTGCTAAAAGGGTTTTGTGTGTCATCAAGTGGACGACCCATAAGCTGATTAAAACCAGTCTTAAGGGTGTCACCAGTAAGCTCAGCAAAACCACCAACACTTTCCACAGCATCTGCTGCACCGCCAGCAATAGCTGCTCCAGTTTCAGACAGAAAGGTAGGCTGGGGTTCAGTAGACTGAGCTTGCTCTTGAGCAGCTTGTTGAGCTTGCTCATCTTCATATTGTTTGATAGCGGCAGCTTCTGCAGCTACAGAGTCGTTTAGAGCAGCAGCCCTAGGACTCATCTCTAAAGACTCGCTAGTAGGAAATTCGTTTTGCATTAGCCTGCCAAGTAATGATTAAGGACACTAGTAGTATATTCACGCATGCTGGGGTATCTGCCACCTGTTTCTCTAGTGGCTCGGTCATAAGAATTGATTGCACCTGCACCACCATACCACATAGCAGCTGCCATACGGATGGCAATGCGAGGATTATTACCAGACGCTACCATTGCTTGGCGTACATACTCATTCATAGCCCATCTAGCCAGTTCTTCTTGATATTCAGAGTCATCAAGAAAAGCTTGCTTTGAAACCGGAGGAGGCATACCAGCTCGTCGTGACCAATCAAGAGCAGTTGTCCAAAGGATTTGGTATTTACCTAGAGCAGGGTTGGAGGGACCATAAGAGTCAGCATTATACGCTTGGTAGTTGCCGCCACCAGATTCTTGGAAACCAATGGCTTGGAGAAGGTTAGGAGCACTTACAGTTCCTAGACTTTGAAGTCCACGGTTGATGCGTTGGTAGCTAGGTTTGTTATAAAAAAGGTCTTTAGCCGCAGGGTTGCGGTCAATGTATGACTGAAGAAGAGCTGCTTCAGAAGGAACAGTTAGTTCTTTTTCTCCAGCTTTTTTGCGTTGTGCGTTGAGGATCTCCCACGCATTACGCTTGCCGTCTAATTCAGCCAACTGATAAAAGACAGACTTAGGGGAGCCATTATCGTCAAGCTCCAAGTAAATAGGGTCTTTGATAATTTGAGTGTTAATAAGTGCATTAGGGTCTTTTAGTAGGGCCTCTTCAGCTCGATTATACATGTCTACTCTTTTGTTCATCAAGCCTTCAGCGCCAGCAGCATCGTTTGCTAGTTTAAACTTCTCAAAACCGTCACGATTTGCAGCGTAGTATGTGTCACCTTTCTTAGCGTTGGTAATTTCATAAGCCTTTTCATCAAAAGCTTGGAGGATAGCCTGTCCTTCAGTCATAGACTTGCCAGCTTCTTTAGCAAGAGTAAGTATATCCTTTGCTCTTGCCATAGCTTCTTTGTCAGCCTGTGCTATTGCCCTTAAAGCGTCAGGTTTGACTACAGTATCATTAAGACTGATTTTAAGAGCTGTTTTAATTGCAGCTTTTACCCTTCGCTGACCCTCTGTAATATCATCTTTGTACTGGCTACCAAAAGGATGGTCAACTATAAAGTTTTTATGCTTCTCATAGACAGTTCTGTCAATGTTTTGCATCTCTTCTTTTGGCAGCTCACCACCAAATGCAGCCTTTAACGCTGCGACTTTTTCTTCAGAGGCTTCGACACCAAGGAATGTTGGCGTCCAGCCAGCTAAGTCTTCTGTTAAAGTTCTAAAGAAAGGGAATTTTTCATTAAACTGCTGAGCCACAGCCCTTCTTTCATCTTCAGTAGGGTGGTTTTCGTTAAACATCGAGATAAGTCTTTGATGTTCAGCCTTGGCCTCCATTTCTCGTGAAGCGTTTGTGTCGTTAAATTTAGCGAGCCGTGCATCAGTAGCCGCTGCTAGAAGCTCTTGCTCATTAAACTCATCTTTGTAATGATCAAACAAAGTACCAGGACCAGCAGGGTGGTTAGGCATATTAGTTGTTTTTAAAACATCGATTATACCTTGTGCTTCATCGGGATTGGCTTTGATCATAGCCTTAACCATGTTCAGCAATCCATTTCTGCTAGCCGCAAATTGTTCGCTGCCAGGGTTAGTGATCTTATATTGAGAAGGAGCAACAGTAAGGTAAGATACCAGAGCCTGCTGTTTAGTCTCGAACGAAGCCTGAGAGTCTTGGAGAACTGTAGCAAGATTATTTTCTTCAGAATCCAGCTTCTGACGAGCAGCGTCTTGTCTAAATTTAGTTTGATAAGTCCTGCGCTGCAGGTTAGTTGCTTGAGCCATAGGCTGAACAAGCTTAGTGACAACTACTTTTGCACTAAGATTGCCCCTATTCTCTTTGATATACTTAGCCTGAAGATAGCGGACGGCTAGTTCTTTTTGATAAGCATCCTTAGCGTCTTTGATAGCAAACGCTTGTCCTGTACGCTCATCTTCAAGACGAACCTCAGACGTGTCTAGCTCACTAATCAGGTACGTACCCCATCCATTAGCTTTTTCTCTAAGGTTGGCTAGCTGCCATCCACGAGTATGCTGGTTAGATGCAGCACGGATTCGGTCTTCGATCTCAGGATCATCGACTTTGTTAGCTTCGTCATTCAGGGCAATGTGAATCCGCTGACCTTCTGCTATACTAGCATCAACTTCTTCTTCAGCTGCTTTTAGTGTTTCAGCATCTTGTAGATAATAGCTTAACTCTTGGTTAAACCGTTCTTCTTCTTTCCTCTCTTCAACAAACGGTACTACCGTATCAGTGACGAAAGACTCGATTGTTTTACTAAATTTAGAAAGAGCTTCTAATTCATACTGAGCGTTTTTGGCTTGAAGATCTCCAACACGCTGCATTTCATTGATTTGCTGAGACGCTTGCGTCTCCATTCCACGGACTTGTTCGCGACCACGCTCTTTGAGTTTTTGAGCCTCTTCACGCTTACGCTTAGAGGGATCAATAACAGTGCGGTTACGGAAGCCGATAGACTGTGCACTACCTTGATACGGCATGATGTTTTTAATTGATTAAAAAGTTAATTTACCTTAGGCTTTTGAAAGCGAATATCCTGTAGATGCTCCAGCCGTAACAGAACTACCAACACCGCCAATAAGTCCCAGAGTAGAAGGACCTGATTGCATGATAGGCTCTGGAGGCAAGGCAGAAGGAGCAGGTGCCAAGGGGTCAGCAGGAAGACCATTCCAGGCTGCAATATCAGCAGAAGTTTGGTCTAACAAGATGCCCTCAACAGCAAGACCAGTGGCACGGTTTGCATCAGCAATCGTTTGATCAATTTGAGCTTGTTCAAAACCAAGCTGACGAGTAGTATCAAGTAGCCGTAGATACTGAGACTGACCTGTTTTACCTGATGCAAGAACAGCACCTTGTGCTTGGATAGCGTTGCTTAGAGCTGTTTGCTGATCAAACGAAGCTACATTGCGCTTTTCTTGAAGTTTGTTGGTTTCAGCTGCAACAGCTGTGTTAGCTGATGACTGGTTGACGCTTAGCTGGGAGTAGTAAGCAGACTTAGCACTAGCAACTGACTCAAGTTCTGCTTCATAAGCATTACCGTTGTTAGCATCATTAGCTGCTGCGATTGCCAGTTGATTAGCATAATCTTGCTGAGCTACAGCATTGCTGTATGCGGTTGCAGCTGCTTGCTGTTCGTAAGCTCCTACAGCCTGCATAGTACCAAAAGCTGCCGTAGCAATACCAATGCTTATTGGTTCGCACATAATTTCATAAACTCGATTAAGGGGACACCGTTAACTACATAATACCTAAGGAACTTAAACTTTAAAAGCTTAAGCAGCTTGATATGACTTTCGTTTCTCATATCAGCCCTGTTCCATAAGTATTCACATGGGAGACTCTGTACCCAGCGTCTCGCTTCTTTAACAAATGTGTGGGGATACTCTTCACTAGCTTGCGTACACAGCATCCAAATAAGGTTATCTGGAGTTATGCCAGCCACACCGGCAGCCTTGCCGTTGGGTACCACAAAGAATACTGAGACGGATGATCGGTAGTAAGACTCCAGGACCGCTGCCGGAGCAGTCAGTCCCGTTGTCTCTTCTACTTCACGTTTGTCTTCCCAACGCAGGGTTTTACCTACTTTAAGAGCTAGTTCAGGAGTGCATGGTTTGATGTACTTACTTTCGTACATACCTTCGGTTGTCATATCGTCCGTCCCAGCTGCCTGAGACAATAGTAGCGGTAAAAGGGTCAGGAATTTTAATAATCAAGCTGTAGTTACCATTTCGTTTATAGATAGGTACACTAACTTGTTTAAAAAGTTTAGCAGGAACAGTATTGAAATCACTGAGGTCAGCAATAATTCCAGACCAATACTGAACGTGGTCATCTGTTTGAGGAGAAGTCAGATGGAACTCCATAGGACCAGAGACACCAAGCTCGAAGTTGATACGATGGATCCGTAGATCACCATCAACATCCGTACTACCTTTCGCTGTTGTGTAGAAATAGGAGGGTAGTTCAATCTCTGTGGTATATTTGTAACCAACAGCTACATTAGCATTTGTTACATCAATGTCATTGAAAGTAACAGTAGTACCTGAAACATTGTCTGGAGATGCTACATAGCCTGTATCATTACCACTGAGAACGACCATCACTAAATCATAATCCGTACCAGTCTGTACGTTGTATGGTAGTGTAATGGTTGTGTTTCCGTTTGACAAGCTTTTATCGCTTGCCTCAGGAACAAACATGTTATCTAGAGCAGCTTCAAACCTACGACTTGTGGTTAACGGAGATGCAGGTGTACCAACACCAAGAACATAGCTTCTGTCAGAAGAAGATTCAGTAATCAATTCATGCCTAGACAGGATGTATTCAGATCCTTGCAGTGTAACAGCAAAGAAGCTACCGCTAGTGTAGAGAGCATGCTGGATACCATCAGGTAGTTCCCAAGTATACCAAGCAGACTGTTCCCGTTTGTTATTTACGTTGTAGTATTTGTAATGGTATAGAATCTTTGAATTTTTTGCAAAGTATGTTACAATACCATCTTGAGTAGAGTTAGTGACTTTAGTAATAGCTTTAGGAACAAACTCAGGTACAACCCTAGTCTGCTCTACAACATCAGATGTATCTTCACTTCCAACTTCAATCTCAAATGCCTTAGTAAACGAGGAAGAGTTAGATATGAACATTATAGACGTACCCATGTCAGCAGGGGGAACTACCTCACTACACTCATAGGAAGAGAGTTTCTTTAGCTGAGCAGTCTCAGGGCTAAACGTTTCTGAATCTGTAAATAGCATGAACTGAGCGTTCTCGCTAAACAGCATCACACCTCTTTGCACAGGCAGTGCATGGTTGATGAGTGCAGGTTTAATGTCAGATGCAGCCAGGTCAATAGGATCTGAATCACTGACACTCAAAGCTGAAGTGATAAAGAAGTTAAAATAATCAGCAGGCTGTCCCATGACAACCTGTTCATCAGCAATAATACCAAGCCTGTTACGGTAGAAGAAAAGAGAACTAATGTTAAGACCAACAAAAGTCGGCATAGGATTAGTGTCATCGTCTCCTGCCTGCCTATCTACCCAATGATTATCAGGCTCGTTAGTAGGGTCAAGTGTGGTAAAAGTAAAGGTTCCATCAAGGTTGTTAACCAAGGCGTGAGGCATGGTTGTATAATTAAACCCTGCGTCAATGCCACCGGCTACAGTCTCTTCCCAAGAACCACTACCTTGGTCTTCATCGTCAGCGATGAACTCTACATAGTAGTCATCTTCAGTTGCTTCTGTGTTGGATACTTTAACTTTGTATCCATGCTTACATTCGGCAGGAAGCCGTGCAACGTTTTGAATACTATCTGTAAAGCCGTACAAAGCGTCACTAGCTACACCACCTCGTACAGTGATTGAATCAAAGCTTCCCGTATTGGCTGTGATGTAAATACCATAACCAATAGGAGTAGCCGTAACGTTAGTGTACTTAGCTTCAATAGCGTCAGCGAGTTCACCAAGAACGCTATCAATGTTCAGCTCACCTTCGTTCTGGTCTTTAGGTGTACGGTAGTAAGCAGCATTGTTGTCAACGTAGGAAGCATAAGGAACAACACCTGTGATCTCAACAGTGTAGCTCACACCTTCAACATCAACAGTAAAGGTAGATCCATCAGTGACGTCGTCACCGCCATCAACCAACACAACAGTAGCATAGTAAGCGCTGTCATAATCGCTAGTACCATCAGCATAGATTGCACCAGAAACAGTAACAGTAACTTCGACACCAACACTGCCTGCTGTGCTACTGATTACAGTCTCTTGGCCTTGCTGTTCAGCAGCATCATTTTCATCAGTCCAGGTTGCACTGCTAGTACCTGTCTTAACAACGCTTACTGTCTTTGCTCTGTATTTAGTGGTGGTAGTGATGTTTGGGTTGTCAAGAGCAACCACATACTCACTATTATAGGTAACAGTATTAAGAGTTACAAAACCATAGGAACTGCCAAAGCTGTCCGTAGTACGAGCAGTACCAACAGTAACATCAGGGTTAGCAATAAACGTGTAATCGTTGATTGTTAAAACACTAAGGGGTTTTGTAGCTGCACCAGATCTAGTAAGATAATTATAAGTGACACCAGAAGCTAAGTTAACGGTTTGAGCAGCTCCAGTAGCTAGATCCCAAACTTTGATTTCAGGAGTAGAAGTGACTTGAACAATATACTTCTTATCACTGTCCCTGTCAATCTCAAACCAGTATCCGCCACTCTCAGCACCAGTCAATGTACCAACATATTCGCCAGGAGGACGCTTGACCAGGCCAAAGGTTACATCAGGGTGAGCATTGTGACAGGTTCTAAGTTGTCCAGGAAATTTAACGAAGTCGGGTTGTTGTGATACACCACCCAAGAAATTGGGAATACGTTGGTTAATTGCTGCCATTATCGTGCTAGAGCTTGGAACGGTTTATAGCTGGTGTAAGGGTTTCGCAGATCACTGGAGTTAAACACGTTATAGTCAGACTGGTTAGTATCATATTCAAGCGCCACGGCACGCATAAGTGCCTCGTCAGTTTGAAGGATTTTAACAGTGTCAGTGTCACTCACCATACGACCTGCTGCAATACGGGCAGATCGTGCAGTAATGTAATCTCGGAAAGCTTGAGGAATATCAGCGAACTCATAGAACCACACTACATCACAATAAAGAGTCTCGATGCCAGTGAATTTAAATGAGTGATTGTAACGATCATAAAGTTTACCCTCACGACGTACCACATCATAAGTGTCATGATGCTTGTACCTGTTCACATCAAGCTGTAGAACAGAAACAGGAATGATCACTTCCTGCTGTGAATTAAGGACAAATGGGTATTCATATTCAGTGTTATAGCTCCAACCCTCTGATTGGATTTCACGGCACACCTGTCGGAGAGTGCTCAGAGCAATAACAACTTCAGGACTTTGCGTATCAAGAGTATTGACCGGAGACTCACCGATACTCATTAGGATTGAGTTAACAGCATCCAGTTCGGTGGACGTTGCGTATGAAGGAGTTGCCATAATAACTATAAAAAAAGGGCCCCCGAAGGAGCCCCAGTAAACAACAAAAGTGTTATCAGAATGCAGAACCGGCAGTGCTGGTAGCGTGGAGTTCCACACAAGCAGCAGGGTTCAGGTAGTCGGTACCCATGGCAAGACGGCCCAGGATGACGTCGCCCTGATAAATCACGGAGACATCACCAGAGGTGACTTGAACCTGGGGTCCAATGGTTTCAACAACACCAGCGCCTTCACGTTGGAAGATCAGGCCACAGGAGGTGTCGAAGTCGTCAGCAGCACCGTAGGGGTTGTTCTCGCCGGTAGCAGTAGCTTCGACGTCAGCACCCACGAAGGAGCCAGCGTTATCAATGGTAGAAGCAGTACCATACTTGCCCAGGAACGGGATGTTCATGGACTTGAAGATCTTGATACCGGCAATGCTCATGATGCCGTTGCCATCTTGCAGAGCGTCGCCCTGGATGTCACGGTTGATCAAAGCGTTGCTGGAGACGTTCTCCACCAGGGAGTAGTACTGACGAGGGCTGAGGACAGCGCAGCGGCCATCTTGAGACAGACCCTTCTCATCCAGGACAGCAGCAGCATCGAAGAAAGCAGCCACGATCTTGTCAGAGTCAAGAGCGTCAGCGGTAGTACCAGTACCGGTACCAACCTGGATCTGAGTACCGCCGGGCTCAACCTTACCGGTTGCAGACACGGGGTGAGCAGCACGTGCACCACGGGTGATAGCACGGAAGATGCGGCGATCATAGTGCTCAGCAAGAGCATAGCCGATCTTACGGCTGATCTCGCCACGCAGCTCATAGTGAGAGAGGGTCTCATCGAGGTCATAGACGAAGGCGCTGCTCACGAGCAGGTCGTCAACCACGATGGTCTTCTCTGCCACCGGGGGATCACCAGAGCCAAGAATAGGCGTACCAGGCGTGTGGAACGAAGCGTCCATACGACCGGTGTAGATGAACTGGAGGGACTTACCGGACTTCAGAGTCCGCTTCATCACCAGATCACGAGCGATGGTGTTATGCTGGAAGCCTTTGAACATTTCACCAGAAAAAAGCTTCAGGTAAAGTTCATACTTGTTGCCAGCACCATCGTAGCCAGTGCCGGTGCTAAGATTAGCACGGCCTAGCGCAGTTTGGGTAGCGTTAGCCATTGTTAAAAAAGAGTAAGTTAATAAGGATTGACTTGCTCTAAACGTTTAGAATTTAAATTTATTGTGTGGTCTATCCCACCGTCTAGACGGCTAAGGGTATCCCTCGTAAGGGGCCAAAGCCAATACTGATGGGAGGCATTGCACCTCCCTTGCCGCTTTTACGGATCAGTCGATCTCTTTATACACTACACCACGGTAGCGAAGCTTGTCAGTGTGATAACGCTGTGCGCGCTTCTTCTGTGATGCAAGGAAACGAATAAGATTGATGGACATGAGTTCGTACAAGATTAAACCTAACCCCCGTTCCATGGTTAGGCAGCATGCGTCCCAAATGGGATGAACGTACGAATAGTCTTAAGCTGCGTATTTACGCTTCTTAGCTGTTTTTGCTGCACGCTTGAAGTTGGCAGCAGTAGGAGCACCGGAGGTACCAGGCTTCCTCATTTTCTCACCACTACCAGCAGCAATACGCTTGCGCTTGGCGTGGATGTTTGCATAGAGTCCGGGTTTAGCCATAACGTTTTTTAGATTTCTTTTTGGCTAGAGGAAGTTGAGGACCTGTGCGCTTGAGAAAGATTTCTTTTTCGTATGGGTTATCTGTACCCTTACCTTTTTTGTAAAGCTTCTCTTTCTTTTGTGCGCCTTTATGACCAGGACCAATCTCGAAAGATTGAGCAAAAAAAGTCGCAAG